AGAAATTTTTCAAAATCGGGTATTGGCTTCGGCTTACGTCCTTCTCGATACCCTTCCTTTTGACGAGCAATCTCTTTCCCTTCGGATGTTCTTTCGACGATCATGTCACGCTCAAATTCCGCAAAAGCGAAGAAAATGGAACGCATCAATTTTCCGGTGGTGCTGTTGTCCATGACACCCATGTTCAAGACATTGACCGTGACACCTCGGTTCAGCAGCTCATTGATGAGATCGCAACCGTGGATGGTGCTTCTGGCAATTCTGTCCAGCTTGGCTACCACGAGAGTATCGCCGGATTTAATGGTGCTCATAAGCTCATCCAGTTTAGGACGATGCTTTTTGGTGCCAGTGAAGGATTCCTCGAAGATGTATTCCGCACCTGCTTGAGTGAGAAGGTTTTTCTGAACCTCCAGACCGAAACCGTCGGATGACTGACCTTTGGTGCTTACACGAGCATAACCGTAAATCATAATCTCCCCTCCAGTGAGTAAAGTGAGTGTTTGAGCCAAATTGCGTAGAACTTTTCTATATAGAGCTTCTTACAGAGGACTTTTCTGCAAAATGCTGATTTGACTCACTTTTATCACTTAATCAGTGGAGCTTTCTTCATCGATGCTGTCAATGACAAACTGGTCACTGCGTCTTTTACCCTGAGTACGCTTTTGAACAACAACCTCGTAACCAAGAACATCCAGCATTTCAATGGCTTTATCAAAGGTCATGTTGGGGTTGGTCAAGCGAGCACTTACGTCATTGGGACGTTTCTTACCGATGGCTTTTGCCATGCTGCTCAAAGACATATTGTTGATCTTCATGATTTCTCGGATAGCTTTGTTGATTCTCATATCAACACATCCTTTCCTTGAGAGGATTATATACCAATTTTATTTAGATGTCAAGAGAAAAGATAAATATTTTTAGTAGGGTCTTTTTGATTTTTGAGAATATTCGAGCAACTCCACCGCCGCCCGCCCTCCGGGCGATACACCCCGACGGTACCCGCCCCGGCTCCAGCCGTGCCCGTTTCCGAAATCCTCCAGACAACGCCGCCGGGATCCTGTACAGCGGACAACGTGCGAAAACTGTTAAGAAAAAGAACACGGAAAAGCAAGAGAAAATATACTAAATAAAATTGGTATTTTCCTCTTGACAACTAAAGATAATTAGTATATAATACAGATACCAAATAAATTTAGTATGTCAACAGGGAGTGATAAACAGATCGGGAACTGAACCCGTATAAACTGAAAGCCGGGGCACCGGGTGGAAACGGTACAGGTGCAAGCCCTTTAAGAAATGATCCTAACCTGTGACGGGCTGCACCGTTAGGATCCCAAATCGAAATAAACAGGAGGTTATAAAACTATGTCAACTATCGAAATGATCCAGACCTGTCAACAGTACCGGGAATTGCAGCGGCTCCGGGAGGAAATCACCGCTGAAATGGAAGCACTAGCGGACGCAATCAAAAACGCCATGGGAGACCGTGACACCGTCACAGCGGGAGAATACAAGATCACCCACAAAACCGTTAACGGCTCCAGACTGGACACCACCGCATTAAAAAAGGAGCTGCCCGACATCGCCGCCCGCTTTACCATTCCCACTGTACAAAAGCGTTTCCAGATCCGATAAAAGAAAACGCCGGGGAAAGTGCTGCAACACTTAACCCCGGCAACCGTACCAGAACAACGACGAACCAATACAGCCCGGATATTATAACATGACGGGCTGCAAAATGCAAGGAGGAAAAGCAAATGCAACCCGCCAATAAAATTTCTATCAGCCCCGGTAACCAGAAAATGGGCTATATCCCGTCCATATCTCTACCGCCCGTTGTCACCTGTGCGAATGGCTGCACCTGTGCGAATAAGTGTTACGCCGCCCGTCTTTGCAAGATCCGTAAAACCGTACGCAACGCATACCAGCGGAATCTGGACATTTTAACCAGTGATCCCGGCTCTTTCTGGTTACAGGTGAAAGCGGCTGCAATGGTGACAAAATACTTTCGTTTCCATGTGGCGGGTGATATTCCAAACCCGGAATACCTCCAGCAAATGACACAGCTTGCAAGGGATCTCCCCGGGACAAAATTTCTTGCATTCACTAAACAGTATAGCATGGTGAATGATTTCCTGATTTCTGAGGATCTCCCGGAAAACTTGCAAGTCATCTTTTCCGCATGGCCGGGAATGAAAATGCACAATCCGCATAATTTACCCGTTGCAAATGTGATTTTTAAGGGTATGACACCCGCCGACAACTGGAAAATTTGCGGCGGTAATTGTGCTGATTGTGCGTGTCGTGGTGTTGGATGTTGGGAACTGAAACCCGGCGAACAGATCGCATTTTATGAGCATTAACAGGAGAACAAAACATGATTAAACATCCTTACATTATCAGTTATCATTATACCAATTCTGGACATTGCTGGATTAACGGTATTACCGGGGGATATGTCGAACAATGCGACAACGGCTCATATTTTCGCAATATGGAAAAAGCGATTGCCCACCGTATCAAAAATATCGAAAAACTCAGGCTGTACAGGTAATTCAGATGAACGCATACCGGAAAATCAAATTCACAACCCCGGCACAATATGCCGGATATATTGCCGCCCTTGTCGGAATGTATGCGACTATGATCGTAGTATTTATTTTTACCGTTTAATTATTGGAGGTTTTGAAAATGGCTAGAAATCCGTATAAAAAGCATTTGGACGCATTCGCTAAAAATAACGAACGCCCCGTATTAATCGAACATCACGACGATTTTTATTATATTTCTGAGGGCTTTACAATTTTACGTTTGCCCGCTGTTTATTATGAAATTTTCGCCCGTCCTGTTAATCCTCTGTTTATCTCTCTGGAAAACGGGCAACAAGCAAAACGCCCGCCACGGGAAAAGCTGCCGGAAATCCAGCCCGGAACCGCCGACACCTGCAAAAAGGTTTGGACGATGACGGAAGCAACCAACGACGCAAAATTAACGCCCGTTATTATGGATCTTGACAACGGACAATGTCAGATCGTAAAAACCGGGAATAAAATGATGATGTACAATGAAAAGTATATCAACGCAATCCGGCAATATTGCGACGACGAAATTAAATGCACCGCCGACCGTTACCCCGTCTTAAAATGGGAGGGTGCCGCCGGGGACGGATGTATTATTTTGGGAGTAAATAACCGGGCAGCATGGGACAATTTGCGGAAAGTGGCGGAGGTGATCGCAAAATGAAAAACAGAATCCCCCGGAAATTTTCCGCCATTGTCGGAAAAATGTTGATTGCAACCAGTGCAACGAAACCCAGCGACGTTATCCACATTACTAAAAATGATTTTGGCTATTTGGGATTAAATACCAACACCGGAAAGTATGCCTATTATTTCCCGTCCATGTTGAGAAATGCGGAAATTTTCGAAATGCTGGAGGTGATCCCGGCATGACATTATTCTGTATCATGATTTTTCCCGCTGTTGTTTTGTGGGAGCTGCTGAAAATTTCTAAATAAATACAGCTTGTAAAGCTCTGGAGCGTTAACCCGCCCCGGGGCTTTTCCTTTTGTCCAGCCGGATCCCCGCCACGGCTCCAGACCGCCGGAAACGCTCAGACCGCTTGCAGCCGTGCCGGGATATTACCCGCCGGGAAAACAGGCTGTACACGCCCGCCACGGGCACGACATCGGCACCGCCGACGGGATCCCGTCGCCATTTGTGGCGGCTTTTCTTTTGCGTTTACGCTGTGACGCTCTGAGTGGCTTTTTAAGCGGTTTTTATTTTGGGTATACACGAGTAGCACCACGACACGAAAACGGCAACACGGGCGACAGGGCGACGTGAGAACGGCATTTAATACGACCAACTCAGGACGTTTTCCAGATCAGCGGAAAAGCAGCCGGAACCCGCCCGGATCCCGAAATGATACGCACGGCAGCGTGTTTTGACGGATTTTCGGCTGATTTTCGTAAATTTTCGTAGGAAAAATGCCCGCCCTCCGGGTGGAGAACGGGCGAATTTCTGAGCCAATTTTATAGTCGCTTGATAGTCGCTGGAGTTTTTGAACGAAAGTCGATTGATAGTTGCTCGATAGTCGCTCAATCTTCTGCATTGATCGGTACAGACTGAGGGATATGTCTACGGCGAATCTCGTCAATGTCGATATCAGGCTCTTGCTGGGTGTTGGGAGTGACCACATACTCGGTCTTGTCCTGATAACCGAAGTTGTTCTTGCCTAAGAAAATACCGCTTACAGGGTTGATTTTACCGGAGTTCATGTAAGATTCCCACAGATTTTCCATCAATTTGTACGCCTTTTTAATTGTGTCCTCAACGCTGGGCGGCAGCTTGGGGGTGCTGGAGGTCTTATTACCAGTTTTAATCTCCCAAAGTCTCCGTCTATCCAAACCCAATGCCATGCCCAATCCAGCCACAGTCGGTTTCATATCATAGTTGGCATACAACATGAAATAGTCGTTTACTCTCTGCTTTACCGCATCAGGGTCTTGCAAATCAATATCCGGCATATTCATCAGCTCGATGTTGAGCATCAGATATTTGGTGTTATCACCCTCATTGACCTTCAAGGCAGCGTCAGTCAGAAAGTTGTTTCCACCACGGGGCTTACCCTTCTTCTTGACAATCTCCTCACCAGTCTCCATCAGAGAGTCGTTTTTAGTTGCCACTTTTTGCCACCTCCTTCCGTGAAGTGATAAAAGTGAGTGTTCTCAGCTTTTTCCCTATAACTTTTCCTATATAGCCCCCTATAAGAAGACTTTACTGCAAAAACCGTAAAACACTCACTTTACTCACTTGATTTACACTGTGTCACGCAATTTCAGACCGTAGTAATAGGGATAACCGTCCTTAATCGCCTTGCGATCATACCAATCAGGATGCCGCTCCATCTCGGAATTAAACCGTCGTGCACTCAGAACAGGGGCACCTTCGCTCTTTGCCCACAGCTTAAAATTGCTATACAGGTCTTTCGTCTTAACCAGTGCATCGTCCTTGTACTCGCACCGGGCTTCCAGAAACTGCAACACCAGATCGTTGTCTTTCTCATACTGCTTGACGACTTTCTTCATGTGCGGGGGCATGGTCAAACCACGTTCCTTATACCGGATGTAACCACGAATCAACCACATGAAGATACCGCTCATGGCTTCCTGAGAAGTCAGCTCGTTTTTCAGATTGATGTCCTGCTCCTCCGGGGAGAAGTGGCGGTTAAACTCCACTACCTTGATACGCTCAGATGCGAAGATGGATTTGTCCGTCACCATGGGTAGATCGTTACAGGACAACCAGAGAGTAAACTGCGGGAGGTAGGTAGTTGCTGCCTGATACAGAGCACGGGCGGTGATTTCTTCACCACCAGTGAACTTCTTTATCTGTTCCTCATCCAGCTTACCGTACTCATTACTTTCGGACATAGTCACAAAACGCTTGCCCTTCAATCCTGCCAGAGTCGGGGAAGCTGCTTCTGCATCACGGAGTCGGTCACTCTTGCAGATGATACCAACAGGGGCAACCCGGGCATAGTCGCCCAGCATTGTTTCGATGGTATTCAGCATGGTGCTCTTGCCGTTACGGGTAGTCTTACCATGGAGGATGAACATACACTCCTCATTGGACAGACCCAGCATGGAGTAGCCCAACGCCCGCTGGAGGAAATCCGCTTTCTCCTTGTCGCCCTCGGTGACTTCGTCGATGAAGGTTTCCCAACGCTCGCAGCGGACATCTCGGCTGACAGTGTGGCGGAATGCGGTCTGCATTGTGAGGTAATCCTCCGCCCGGGCTTCCCGGAAAGAGAAGTCACGCAGATCGTAAGTACCATTCAGACAGTTGATGAGATAGGGATTTGCGTCAAACTGAGCAGCGGAGATGTGCAGCTCGCCAGTGGCATCCTTGAGGATCCGGTCACGCATCCGGCGGTCTCCCATCTTATTCACGAAAGTCGTGTAGCTTTTCCGCAGGTCATCGTCTGCGATCTCACCACAATAAAGGATCATCAGGCGGACAAAGTCTTTGATCTTCTCAGATACCAGAATAGCACCCTCGTCCCGCCGCCACGCACCGGAGTCGTAGGTATACCAGCACTTGTGCTCCTTGCAGTAACGAGCTTCCTTCTGATACAGCATACCGAAAAGATTTGCCATGCCCATTTCAGACCATTCAAAACCGGAAGTAGTATCGTCTGCCCGCTCGGGGTGCTCCTGCTTGATGATGAACATTTTGTCAGAAAGTTCCTCATCCAGAATCACCCTGCCGGAGCGGAGCTGGAAAAGCTCCCGGGATTCACCAAAATCATTCATTTGCTTTCACCTCCTACAATAGCTCACTTCAGTCGGCGGCTCCGGCAACGGCATCCAGTGAGTAACGTTCTTGTACCAGACATCGCCCCATTCGCTGTCATAGCGATACCAACCTCTCCGACCAAACCATAGCAGTTCACAGTACGGTTTACCGTCGATTGCTCCTGTACAAAGGGTCAGGTACTTTCGGGCGTTATCGGGGATAAACTCCGGCAATCTCTCCGTCACCGGGATCCAGTTGGATGGTTTCCCATGATCGATGAGTTCTCGTGCAAA